CCTAAAATAGTTTACCATTTCCTCATACCATGCAGCATTAAAGAAATCTATAATAAAATCCTTTTTAGTTTTAGGTACTGAGTTACGAATCCAGTCATAAGAGAATGTAGCTGCCGATACGCCGACCTTTGTGTATATCTTCTCTAATCCAGAATATAAAGGTTTTTGCTGAACTAGAAACTGTATATATAATTCTATGTTATCAAACGTATCTTCATTGACAAAGTCAGCAACTGCACCAGTCTGATCATCTAAAGCCTTTTTAATAATAGGGTAAGCATAAGCCTCATATTCTTTATGTAGCTTTAAATAGGTCTTATGATATTTAACACTACTTGCCATTTATGGTTGCATTGTTATAAGCCGCATCTAGCGATAACTCCTCAATAGGTACTAGATTAGCCGGTACGTATATCTTGCCCATATCTACTGAACTTATTTTATCGTAACCCTGAGCAATACGTTTTTCGTCTGGAGTTATCCAATAGGACTGGTTTAGCCAACTTGTTAGCCTCTCCATATCTTCCTGCATCTCTGGATAAGAGCTAAAATCAAAGTCAAAGTAATATTGCTTACCGTATGCCTTTGCGTATGGCTCACAGACAAATTTGTTTATAGCATCCCTGATTTTGCGAGATAGTGGAGCGGTTGCGTTATAGATTAACTGCTTTGATGCCCAACCCATGTTATTATCCGTAGATGCTGCTTCACTACCTGAGAACTGTATAGGCACGTGAAACGCTGCATATATCTTGCGGGTATCTATGTTAAGCGATTCTATTAACTGCAAGTCAGTAGATGGCATTCCTATCTGAGTCCATTTTAGAGGACCAGAGCTTGGAAATATCCTATCCATTAAAGTTTCGCCACGCTTAGCCTCTACAAACTTTTCCTTAAGCACATTCATTTGATCTTTAGTCAGCGTTGCACCTGGTCCATCTGGTGAGATAAAACCATAAGCGCCACCATTCCTGATCTGCTTTAGTAATTCATTATCGCCCTCATTTTCCTTTAGCACATTTCTATAAATAGCTTTGATAGGTGACTGTCCGTATAATTGCGCACCTGTCAGCGTAAAGTCAGGATTAAAGGATTTAAAATGCACAACTTGGTGAGCCGGTATTGGAACCTCAGTCATATAAACAGACCGCATCTGATACCCTTTAATCGGCTCAAACATTCCGCCTGAGATAATCTCTATAAACTGTGAGGGCAAAGAGTAAAGTTGTGACCAGATTTGTTTCTCAGTCATTGCAGGATCTTTACCATTGCCAAATATATAACCATCGCCAGTACATAAGAAAAACCCTGCCAGATCAGTCATCCACTCCTCATATGTTTGCTGAGGATTAGGCTTTGCTAGTAAGTCCAGAATAGGATTGCTTTCTACTTGATTAAACATCTGCTCCTTTAATTGTAGCGTTCTCATCTTAGCAGTAGCACCCTCAGCCATTGACATATTCTGGAATACTTTTAGATCCTTTTTAGTTACGCCCTCTTTAATCTCATAAAGAGCATAAGCGCATTCCGCTATTTTCTTACTAATTATATCAATACAGGTATAGATGTCGGCATTTTTCTTAAATCCTTCCTCAACAAACTTTACTTTGTCCTCAAAGTCTACAACCACTTGATTATTACCAATCCATCCAAAAACATTCTGGTTATATAGGTTTGCAGTTATCTGTTGCTGAAGTCCAGGCATTAACGCCTCTAACTGAGTAGTAGCTGCCTTTTCTATATCAGCTTTGAATATTTTAGAAAATACGCCCATTTTAGTTCCAATCAAATGAATATTCTTGTTTAATCTTAGATGCTAACTTATTTAATGCCACGTAACGTAACGGATCTATTAAGTGGTTAAAAGCATCAATAGGCTCGTTAAGCATCCTGCCTGTCTTATCTTTTTTCCAAATGTAACTAAATAATTCCTTTTTAAAGTTATGGCTATTTGCGGTAATATTTATTTTATATCTTTTAAGGATGTCAATGCCTTGCTTTATACTGTCTGGCCCTTTCATTGCACCATGAATGTTAAATCCCTCTGCATATATTTCCTGTATTGATTTAGGCTCTGCTGAGTCTGCAATGATTTCCTCATCCTCTTTAACGCCAAAATCTCTGAGCTTCCTGCAAATATCCATGTTAGTTAGCCTAGTTTCATAACACATCTCATTTACCCATAATTCGCCACCTGACTTATAAACCTCTATTATGCCTGTCGGATCGTTAGTAAAGCCAAAGTCAATGCCATAACTAATTAGCTCCGCATCCTCTGGTATCTTTTCACATATTGCCCAGTTCCTAAAGATAACGCCCTCAATCTTACCTGTCATGCCTCTAGCATATACTCGCCAGAGTTCTAAGTCTAAGTCTTTAATTGCCTCTATTCTTTCATGGTCTTGCTCTGATAGGAATGGATTATGGCGATGGTCTGAGATTATAAGTTTAGTATCTGGCTGACCGATTAGCTTAGTATGCGCCCAGAACTCGTTTGTCGGATTGTAATCTATGTAAATCTGATTCTTTGTCCTTATGGCTAACTGCCAGTAGATCTGGTAGCTAATACCATTAGCCTCATTAACAAATAAATAGTCACGCTTACCATTCTTAGCTGATTGCTCATTCTCAAATGATACAAACTCAATAAGCGATCCGTTCTTAAAGTATATAATCCGCTCAGTCTTATTCCAGAACTTTAGTTGGGATTGTAGATATATGTTATCGGCAAAGATATTTTCAGCATCCCGGTAAGCACCTTTACGCAAGTTAGGTAATGATTCACCTGCTACTGTAATAACTGATCTCTGCTCGGTTACTGCTTTATAGAATAGCAGTTGCATGATAGAATAGGTCTTGCTTGACGAGGTGCCACCCTGATTTATTAAAACCTTTTCTTTGGACTCAAATATGTTATAAAATAAAGGCGAACAGTTAAACATCTTCTATTTCGTTCTCTGAATGAGCCAGAGGCGGAGCAGTATTATAAACGACTGGCGCAGGTACTTTAAAGCTAAAATCGCCTGTCATTGTTAAACTTTGCGATGCTTTACCATAGGCTCTGTCTAGCAATACCTCAGCCGCCCTGACATCGCCTTTAACTGCCTTTGCTCTTAGAGCCATTAGGATTGCTTTGGCTGCTTCTATTCCATCCTTTTCCTCACCTAGAACATCAGCCAGTAAAACATCTAACTGCGGAATTATTTTAGTTCTGCCATTTGGGTTGCCAGATACTCCCTTTTTAAATTGAGTATTTAGACCTCTTTTAAGAGATTCTGCCGTACTTGTAATCATGATGAATATCCTTTAAAAACTCTTTGTATTCTTTTTTATCGCCATACTTAACATGGCATGACCTGCATAACGCTTGTAAGTTATCTATATTATCAGGCTCTTTAGTGCCTCCCATTCCTCTGCATTTAATATGATGAATATCTATTGCCTGAGCTTTGCATATCTCGCATGCTATAAAGTCAGACTGATCATAACCAAAGTACGTTAAATATAATTTAGTATGTTTCTTCATTAGTCTAATCCAACAAATGCTTTTAACGGATAAAATATTAAACTGTTTCTATAACCGCCCTCGTGTATTGGTATTATAGGTGTAACTCCATGAACATTGCGCCATGCCGGGTAAACTAGTATTGAATTATCTTGCTGACCTATTGTAGCACCGTAATCTGGTACGTTTAGATCTCCGCCTTTAGAATTATGTTTTTTACATATAATCACATTAACTGCACCCTCTATATTTCCTGCATCTCTATGGAATGGAGCTGAAATGTTAAAATTAGATATGGAGCTTGTAAATAAATTACTAAACCTCCACTTCTCAGGTACATCATTAAATAATTCAACCTGCTGATTATATTGTTTAGGCAATATTTCTTTAATGAGTTGTTCACTTTCTTTGGCTAAAAGTAACATAGCCTTTATAAAAATTTGTGCACTTTTTACATTATGAACACTTGATAATGTTGCATAATTTCTCATCATGTGTGGTTTTGGTGGAACGCCTCCTAATATAACGCTATATTGTTTTACTACATTTTCATACTTATAAGTTCCATTATCATTTTTACCATTAGGTGTTTGTCTTGTCATAACAGTTTTAGGAACATTTTTAGTATTTAATTCAGCATTTGCTAAATCAGCTAACTTGCACATCTTATCAGGCATCTTAGTCATGTAAAAACCTATTGGCTCACCATCAGCATAAAATATACAATCCTCAGTTACGTTAGGCTCTATATATTTACATAGATCACCGATCTTTGTATTATGTTCAACCTTAATTAAATCAACTCTTTTCATAGATTATTTGTTATATGCAAAAACATTTGTACAAGCAGGAAACCATGACTTTTGCCATGTATCATAGTCCCTACTTTTGAACTTGCCAGTATTGCCGACATCCTTTAAATTCTTATATTGCTTTTGTTGTTTTTCTATTATATTCCAAAACCTAACCAAACTCGCATCAATATCAAAACTCCACTCATAAACTAATTTATCAAATACTTTATTTGTGTTTTCAAGTATTAACATTTCAGCACCCTCAATATCCATTTTACAACAATCAAAGTTTTTAGCCTCAGATTCAAAATTTATGCAAGGGACTTTGATTCCTTTATTATTCCATTTTTTTATAATAGAGTTACGCCATACGTTACCATTATTACCAATAAATAGGACTAATTCTTTTGTATCATCATGAACTAAAGCATATTGCTTAATCGTAGCCTCAAAACCATTTAGATCTAAATTCTTTTTTATCATCTCGCAGTTAAAAGGATCAGGCTCATATACTGTTACTTTTGCACCTTTTGCACAAGCAAGTAAAGTAAAAGCACCAACATTGCCACCACAATCCATCCACTTCTCACCTGCATTAATAGTCATTCCTTTTTTTAAATAAGTAAGGTTGCCTAAAACCTCCTCAAAAGTTTTTAGATCTGACATCCCATCTCTATGATAAAATTTAATTCCGTTAATCTCTGAATTTAATACTCTCATATTTTTTCTTTTTCAGCTTTTAGGTATTCCATTATCATACCTCCGACGTATGCTTTACGCTCTCTCCAGAACTTTACTAATTCAAAAGCTGATTCATAATGCTCTAATTCAAATTCTATTTGGATAGCCTTTTTAACTCCATTAGTCATATCATTTAATTGACCAGATAAGTCATCATCATCTAATATTGAATAGTCAATATCAGGCTCAGACTGCCATACATCAAGCCCCCAGTTATCCAATAACTCTGAATCCCATTCATTTGCCAGATCATCCCAATTCCATTCTCCAAACCCTACATTATCCTTTATCAGAAACTCATCCTTTTGCTCTTGTGTCCAGTCATCAGCTAATATTATCGGCATTTCTTTTAAGCCAACTTCCTGAGCTGCTTTTAATCTCAT